GAGGTCTTGGAGACGCTTTTGGCGATGGCGTTTTAAGGAGCACAAAACTTGGTAAATGGGCGGGAGTGAAGTGATATGGCTGGAAGAATAGATTTAGTAGAGGAAGAGAGGAGGAGAAACGCACAAGCCGTGGCTCCTCAAGCTACGTCCGGTGCGAGCGTGCCGGCACAGGTACCTGTATCCCAGCCCGTGGCGCAACCACAGCCTCAAGTACAATCTCCGGCACCTGTTCCCGGTACGGTGGGAACGGCTATACCGGATGTGGGGACCGCCCCGTTGCAGGCCCCATCTTTAACGCAAGCGCCGGTGAAACCAGAGGCAACCCCGTTGTCCATGTATGACAAGTTCGCGGATATGACAGCCGAGCAAGCCATTAACCCGGGTGAGATAACCCCGCAAGGATATTGGAACATACAAAGCGAGGCGATCAAGGCGGGTAAGCGTGATCCTTACTCCACGGAGGAGATTATCGAGATGATGCGTACGAGCGATCCCGAGTACGAGACGGGCGAGCAAAGGGCGAGACGTGAGAGGAACGACCGGGCGAGCCGTGCCATAACGGGGATAAGCGACCTGATAAGCAACATAGCCGGAATGGTGGGGACGGCCAAGGGATCGAGTCCCGTGGTCGTGAACAATCTCGCTCCCCTTGACGCTAGGCAACGTGAGATAACGGAAAGGAGAAACGCCTTGAAGAGGAAATACGATACGTTGCTCACGAACGCCAAGATGGGTGAGATAGCCTATCAACGTGATCTGGAGGCGGCTAGGCAAAAGGCGCAGAGGGATTATCGTTTGAAGCTGGCCTTGAAGGATATTGACGCTAGGATAAGGAAGGGCGAGATCGATCAAAAGCAAGCTAACGCAATGACATTGGAGGCGTACAGGCAAGCGAACAGAATGGCTACGGAGCAATTCAAGGCAGAGAACCGATCCAAGGAAGAGGCGGCGAACCGAGCGAACCAGATAAAGGTCGCTAACATAAGATCTGGTGGTTCTGGGGAGTCAGGGAAGAGGGGGATTATCACCATACCTACGGCTAATGGGTATGTTGATGTCAAGGAGAAATCTTTCAATGATCCGACAGTTACATCCATATTGTATAATCAATTGGATCCTGAGTATAAAATATCAGATACTGACCGTTCTGGTAACAGTAAGACTCCAACGAGAGATGAGATGAAACAGGCTATCGGAAGATGGGTTGCCGATGGACATGAGTTGAATATCCCTCAATCAATCATAGAGAGTGAGGATAGTTTCAATATCGATGATTATGAGGTAAAGGAAAGCGATTTTGAGGATAATAAGGTTGGTAAAAGGAAGAAGTGATGGCAAGATATAAATACAACGATAAATTATATGATATACCGGAAGAGGTGGTAGACAAGTTTGAATCCATGTATCCTGATGCGGTAACCCGGTTCTCGGTAGAGGATGATGTATATGAGATCCCCGTGTCACGTAAAAGGGATTTCTTGGGAACGTTTAAGAACGCTACTCCTTACGAGGATTTCTCCAGTTTGGATAATCCTGAGCATGACAACGACTTTGATGATACAGATTATGTGTCTCAATCAAGCCAGAATCCTCCTCCAATTGCCTTAAGGCAAGAGTTTGATGTGACAAAGCCCGATCAATCGGAGTATGTTAATCCTTTAACAAACTCTCCGGATTATAACTTTGAGTCGTTGCGAAAAAAAGGAAAGATAGAGACTGTTAAACCTAATGATAAGTTTGGTCTCATATCGGAATCTATTAATGAAAATAGGATAGGGTTGGACGATGAGATATCCAATGCGATGAGAGGTAATGTCCCGGAAGGTATAAGGCCTATAGATGTCACAACGAATTTGATATCGGCTCGTAACTATCTTAACGAGGCCGATGATCTTATCAAGGCGAGAAAGGAAGGCGGGGGTGTCTTGAGAGGCATGAGAGATGCCGCTTCTAAATTGGGTACGTGGGATTTCAGTACGTCTGATTTAGCCGCAAATAAAAGTGTTTATAATGCCTTGCGTAAATTCGAGAGAGGGGAGGAACTTAGCCAAGATGAGCTAAGATTGTTGGATGCGGTGGCAGTTAATACGGCAGCGAAGGTTTACGCTAGCGATTTGGGAGTATCCTATGATATTGGATCTGGTTTCGTGCAATCGATCCCTTTTATGCTGGAAATGATTGTCAATCCTTTGTCTGGTGCGGGCAAAGGTGTCGGTAAGGCCTTGGCTGGTTACGCCGCCAAGAGATTTGGCGGTAAGGTCATTCCTAAGGTGGCTGGTGTAGCTGGTCGTGTAGTGGGAGATATCGCCGCCTCTACTGGCATGGCCGCCACGACTGGGGCTGCGGGAGTCGCCGCTGATACTTATTCAAGAATGATCGGATCTCCTGTATACACGGATGTAGGAAGGGTAAGTTTGGGGCAGGAGGTCAGAGACCTTGATACGGGAGAAGTATTGAGAGACGAGAATGGTAATCCAGTCAAGGTCGGAAGTGTAGGCAAAGAGAGTATAGGAAGTGCGTTATATAAATCCTTGGCATCACGCTCTATTGACAATTTCTCAGAGATGTTCGGCTCTTATTTTGGACCGGTAGGCGATATATTAAAGGAGACTAAGGCTGGTAAGAAGATAAGCGCCTCTGCTTTGGTCAACTCCATGAACAAGCTCACTACTGCGGATTGGACGAAAGGGTTCAATAAAATTATGCAGGATGCTAAATATGATGGTTTCTTTGGTGAAACGGCAGAGGAGTATGTCGGAGGTTTGTTGAATGCGGCGATAGTAGGAGATCAGTCATTGGAAGACCTAGGATCTTTGGATAATTTATTGCAGACCGCAGGTACAGTAGGGCTTATGAGTGGCATTTTAGGTTCAGTCAATCTAATTGGACTCAGAGGCGTAAGATATAATGCGAGAAAGGGTTTGGAAAGAAGTGAGGCAAATGGAAGAAAAGTTTTTGGCGACGATTTCGATGTGCTAAGAGATGAATTGATGAATATGGATCCAGACAAGAGGAAGGACGTGGTAAGGGATATGATAGCCTCTGATCGTTTTAACATGGAGCAAAAGAAAGCGATCATGGATTATTTCTATCGCCGTAGCGTATATGATGGTTTAGCCAACGGCGAAAGCAAGAAAATGGATGAGGCGACTCAAGCAGAGACGGAAGCTATAGAGTCAGAGTCTAATCCTGAGACGGGTTTATACATTGAGGCTTCAAGGATTGATCCCTTGACTAAGCAACTTACTCCCGGTACTATAGTACAAGGCATGATGGAAGACGGGAAAGACCGTGTCATGTGGAAAGGACCGGATGGAAAGGTTGAGATGATCTTGAAAAGCGAGATTGACCCATCTTCTGTCCGATCCATGCAGACGCAAGAGATAATCGACGTGTCGGTGAATAATATAAGGGAGAGTATGAGGGCTGAGATAGAAAGAGATAGTAAATATGATCCTTCTATTCCAAGTCCAGAGGAAACGATCGGACAGTCTTTCTATGTAGATGGAAATCCTTACGCATTCTTTAATGAGAATGGACGGTTAAATCCTTATCTGGTAGATTTGAATGGAAAACCGATAAAACCTGTACGAAATATAAGTGTCGAAGATTATTATCAAGCTAAACAAGCGGAGATAGATAAACAAAAAGTAGTTCAAAATTCTCCGGTGTATAAATTATCCGATGGGAGGATAGCACGTTTGATCGACATGGATGAGAGTGACGTTGCCTTGGAGATATTGGATAGAGATGGGAATCCTGTGGGCAATATATCCATGACTAAAGAGGATTTTGATAATAACGCATCTATGCAGGAGCAATCTCCATACGAACGTTATGTTGATACAGGTTATGTTGACGATAGTGTTGTAAACCTGATAGCGGATAAGATATCGAGAGGTGATGCCCTTACTCCAGAGGAGGAATCCATGAGACAGGGAGCCTCTGATCGAGTGGAAAGCAGATTGTCAGATATTAGAGATCAGTCTCTAAAAGAGGCTGAGACGTTAAATGTGACAGAGAGTATTTCTCAATCTTCAAATCAGGGGAGTGAGGTTCCTTTGGATAACCAAGAGCCTACAGGGGACATCAAACCTTCTGTCGTTATGAAGGAGGATGGTACGCCAAATTTCGTGTCGTCTGGGGTGGATGCTACATTGGATTTCCTCCATGATAAATACGGAGAGAAGATGCCCAAGAAGATCGAGGTGACAAGGAAGGCGTTCGACGAGGATCTCAAGAAGGCTTCAGAGAAACTGGATAAGGCCCAAGAAGCATATGACAATGCCCCTATCGGAAAAGAGGATAAGGTCGAGGCCGCACTGATCAAAGCCAGACAAGAGTATGATGCGATCAAGGTCGAGGCTGATTTCTGGGCTAATCTTGATGATGATATCAAGGAGGCCAGCAAGAAGCCGGGTGATGTCATAGCGAAGGAGATCTCCGTGATAGGTGATCCTATGAGCGGAGAGGAGCTTGCGGCCATGATGCTAGCTAATGGGGCGATCAAATTGACACGTGACAGTTACAAGAAAGAGACCGGTGCCGGGAATAATGAGACTGCAAGAATGTTCGGATTGTTCGCCTCTCCGGAGAAAGGCGGTGTTAATATAGAGAGGGCAGGTGAGATATTGGAGCTTGCCGATAGGGAGAATGGAACTAACTTCTTTGATGAGAACGATACGAACGCCGGAAGGGACGCTATCATAGAGGTCTTGTCTTCCGCTCATACACGTGGAGACTTGATCGATTATGTCAAGAGGAACCGTGAGGCGATCGCTGAGCGTGAGAGACAGGCCGAGTACAACGCTTACGCTGAGTGGTGCGAGGAGAATTATCATATGTCCCCGGAAGAATACGAGGCGTATGAGGAAAGCATGGCACGTGATTTCTCGGAGAAACAATTGACTGATGAGGAGCGAGGCGAGCTTGATTCGCAAATTGCGGATGAAATACAGGCCATAATTGACGAACAAAATGAAATAGACGCTATCTTAGCGCAAAATAAACCGATAGAAAATGAAAACATTGAAGGAAATGACGAAAGCGGAGGCGATGGCTTACGCGAGGGAGGCGGCGAGGTACTGCCAAGAGAACAACTTGATCAGACCGGGGGAACTGGAGAGGTTGAGGGAAAAGAATCGGCTGGCCCCGACATTGATCGCACGGATGGAGCTACACAAGAAGGCTCATCAAGGGGACTAGTTCCTTTTGTCGCTCCTTCTCCAAAGGAGAATGAGACCCCATTGGACTATGCCGAGCGCATAGTTGAGGCTAAGAGATTGCACGAAGAGGAGCTAAAGGTTGACACTAACCCTTCCGAGGCGCAGAAAGAGGCCGGGAATTACAAGAAAGGCCATATAAAGATAAACGGTTTCGATGTCACCATAGAACAGCCCGCCGGTTCCGTCCGTTACGGTAAGGACGCTAGCGGAAAGAAGTGGTCGCAGGTCATGAATAACACTTACGGTTATATCCGTGGCACCGAGGGTGTGGATGGTGATCATATAGACGTATTCCTAGGTCCGGACATGAATAGTGACATGGTGTATGTCGTGGATCAGGTGAATACTGATGGCTCATTCGATGAGCATAAGGTTATGATGGGATTCTCTTCCTTGGAAGACGCTAGGTCCGCTTACTTGTCAAATTATGAGGACGGCTGGCAAGGGTTAGGCAACATTACCGGGGTAGCGTTGGATGGGTTCAAGAAATGGATTGATTCCTCGACCCGGAAGACCAAGCCGTTCTCTGAATATAAAGGAATTAAACGGGAGGAAGATATTGCCCCCCGAAAAGTAAAGAAATTGTCTTTGGTTGATAAAGACGATTATATTACCTCCGCAGAGCGAAAGCATATAAAAGCGTTTCTGGAGAGTGGATTGAAAGAGGCAAGGGTGAACAATTCTATCTACGAGATTTCTAATATTGGTGATGATGGTGTTTATGAGATCGTAAGGCGATTTAACTATACCGATCCATTGACCTTGGTGAAAGACGAGAACGGTAAACTAGTTAATAAGCGAGGGGAGGGTGAACATGTTATAAGGGTAAAGCCCACTTTTGAGGAGATAAGGCCGGATAGTGGTATTCGTTTCCGAGAAGTAAAAGATAAGAATGGCGAAAAGTCCTTGGTTGGGTTACATAATATCAGTGAGGAAAAACTTCTAAAAGCATTGAGACAAGGAGGCTTCGCCAATCCGAGTGCGGCCGTTATAGACATATCCAGACAATCGCATACTGGCTATGGTTCCATATCGCTTGTACTTCCCTCTTCCATGATTGAGAAACGTACTGGAAAAAATGCTGGAACTTGGAGTCAAGACGCATGGACACCCATTTATCCAACTATAGAGAGGCAGTTTTCAGGGAAAGGCAGTGACGTATTTTCAAAAGACTTGCAAAAACTTCCAGAGGAAATGCGGTCGACAACCAAAAGTGGGATGGACAGCTATATGGATGGAAGAGGCGAGGATAGTCTTGCTTATATGTATTTATATGAGCAAGGTAAAGCTCCGGAAATAGCCCGTACAAAGCCTTCATATCCGGAGAAAACAAGAACCGAAGTTGAAGATGCCACAAATGGATCGTTCTCCATGAGTGGTTTGTCTGACAAGCAATTGTCCCGTCTGAAAGATGCCTATATGGAATATAAAGGATTTAGTACGGAAGGTTACAATGAGGCGATAAAACTTCGTAGAGCCAAGCTTGAAGAAGCTATAGGTAAAATGAATCCAAGATCAATCCTCTACGAGAAACGTAAGACGGATCTTGAACGAATCGATAAGTATGGATTTGATTACTCTGCGGTAGAAAGCTTCATGAAATCAGTACGTGATGACATAAGCAATTCCGACAAGGTTGATGCTCACGGAACAATGCGCGATTCATGGAATTTCATAGAAGAAAATGGAATGCGAGGCGATTTTAACAAGTGGCTCGATAAATTGAATGAAAGGTACGGGATAAAAGAAATTATTTTTAACGGATTTACTCCTTCCGGTATAAGAAAGTACATTCCTAACACCTTGGAGAACGTATCCAAGTTTATGAAGAAGCAAGGAAGAAGCGCGTCTGTCGGAATAGGTGCGTCGTTCCAAAATTTCGCTGCGAGTTTGCTGGATGCTAAAGGCTCACTGAAAGATATACGCAAGGATAAAGGGAAGCTGACTACGGATCATGCTGACGTTGACGCTTTCAGGGATAAATGGTCTAAGGTGTTTTATGAGTTAGGAGAAAAATTGCAACCGGATGCCAAAGGATATGACGACTACGGTCTATACAGGTTGGCGGAAGCGGCACGAAGTAAAGACCCTCAAAAATATATAAAGGAAGAATATGGGATAGATTTTTCTGATGAGGATGTGAAGACATTGAATGAGATGGTGGATGCCATAAGGAATGAGTATCCGGCAATGTACTTCGAGACTAAGTTTGAACGTCCTGTATATTTGGAGGAATTTGCTGCCGCTGTAGTCCCGGATAACGTAGATGGTGACATCCGTAAGGCGATATACGATGCGGGTTTGAAAATATTCACTTATAAAGCCGATGATGAGATATCGAGAAATGAGGCTGTTAAGCAGGCCTCAGAAATTGATGGCGTTCGTTTTCGTTCTATAGGTGATAAAGGCGCTGCTAATTTAAATAATGCTGAAACTATTGAATCCTCAATCAACGATTGGTCAAACAAGCTTAATACCCCTGTCAGGGTAATCCATGACGTGGACGATATAACCGATACGGATGAGAATATGTTGGCCCGTAAGAGAGATTCCAAAGGCTGGTATGATACTTCTACCGGGGAGATAGTCATAGTATCACCTAATTCCACGTCCGTAGGTGACGCTCAAAGGACTTTCCTCCATGAGGTGGTAGGGCATCATGGGTTACGTGAGCTATTCGGGGATGATTTCGATACTTTCCTTGATAACGTGTATCGGAACGCCAACGAGGATATCCGGAAAAATATCATTGACCGGACTAAAGGCAATCCTCTTAACTTGCGTGAGGCTACAGAGGAATACATCGCTGAATTAGCGGAACGTGGTTTCGATAACAAGGCCGAGCGTTCGTTATGGGAAAAGATCAAGGACTCTTTTCTTGATATGTTGAGAAAGGCCGGTATTAGCCTTGATTTCAAGTTATCGGATAATGACCTTCGTTATATCCTCTGGAGAAGCTATAAGAACTTGGAGCAAGGAAACTTGATGGATGTGGCTGAGGATACGGTAATGAGGAATGATTTGGGTATCGGGGATTTTTCTGTTCGGTTTAGGGAAGAGGAAAAAGAGGATATCAATGATCTTAAAAAAAAGAACTATCGTCTAAACAAAAAAGTTGATCGTCTTAAAGATAAAATAGATGAATTACATAGTGATTCTCAATTGTCAGAAGCGTTGAAGAATGAGCTTATCAATGAGATCCAATCCCGGATAGACAGTAAGGATGCCAGTAATATAAACAAGGAAGATTTGCTCTCTTTGTTAAAACAGGTCAAGGGTGCGAAGACAAAGGCAGATATGGAGGATAAAATGCTGGAGGTGGATCGTATATCTAACGAGATAAGGATACGTTCCACTCAAAGACGTATCGACCGTTTGTTGGCATTAAAAACGCAGGATGTAAATGGAAAGAATATGTCTATAGCGAAGAATGTTGATGATAGTACACGTAGAGTATTCGATTTTATAAGAGGAAGTTTGTCTGATATAAAGATATCTGGATATGAACAAGAAATGAAGGACTTGCGGAGGAGAAATCGGGAACTGACCACATTGATAGAGGCGAGAGGAAGGATGACAGAAGATACCGGTCTTTCGGGGGATGACAGGAGATCGGCCTCGGAGGACATCGTGTCATTCAAGAAAGAGATGGAGGATAATAAGGTGCGGATATCCGAGTTGAAAAATATGGCTGAGGATGTACGGAATGCCAAGGCCAATGATCTCATGGGCGAGCTGGAGCATATGAGGAAGGAATTGGAGGATAAGCTCAATGAGGCGGCTGAGGGGAAAGCCGTATGGTCTATAGAGGATAGTGAGAGAAAGATGGCCTTGGATATATTAGGGATTTCTCTTGACGCTAGGGACTATGAGGGAGCTGTTAATAGCATAAATCGGGATATTATGGAAAAAGTCCGTAATAATTCAAGTTTCTATGCCGCACAAATGAATCGAATCAGATCAATGGAGAATCCTACGGAGCAAAAGGAGGCCCGTAAGAATATGAAAGCTGGATATAATGAGAATAAAAGGCGCATACGTGCGGAAAAACGATTGCTAAATGAAACTCTTCGCTCCCGACTAGAGGTGTTGGACAATATTGAATCCTTACTAAATGATCTTGTCGAAGGTGGACGTGCCGCCTTATCTCGTAAAACAGAAGAGGAGACCTATCGCAGAATAGATATCGTTCGTAATTCCATTGAGGATGTGGCGGATAAACCTGTTGACATAAATAATAAGGACTTAGGTAAGATGAATTGGTTTAAGAAGTTTGCGTCATCCCCTCTTGGTAGTTTTGATTATATGGCGCAAAGAGTAGGACGAAAGTTCTTGAATGGTGATGGTTATATCTATCAACGATGCGTAAAAGGGCAGGAAGGAACCATAGCGGCAGAAAATGAGTTAGCGAAGAATCGTGATCGGTTCCGAAAGACATTTGCCAATAAAGTGAATGAGATATTCAATGAGGACGCTGACAGCGTATTGTCTGATAGCAATAAACGTGTTGAGAAATCTGGAGTTTATATAATCAACACCGACACGGAAGGTGAGTATGGTCGTAAGATAGAGATACCTATGACAAAAGGTGAGGCCATGTATGTTTATATGGTATGGAAGATGGATGATGGACGGATGAAATTGGAGCAACAAGGTTTCACGGATGATTCCTTGCTAGAAATTGAGGATTTCATCGGTGAGAATTATAAGGCTTTTGCGGATTGGATACAAGATGATCTGTTGGTAAACTTGAGGGATAGATACAATGAGAGGTATGTCGATATGTATGGGACTTCCATGGCCAACATCCCAAATTATGCCCCGTTAAGGATAAACAAGAACGCCGTAATGAACGAGGTAGACTTGGAGGAGGTTAGGAAAGGCAAGAAGACATTGGAGGAAAAGGCAAACAGCTTGATAAAAAGAACGGTCAATTCCAAGCCTATAGATTTGTCCACGAACGGGATCGAGGCTGTTATAAGCCATGTACGGGACATGGAGGAGTGGTACGCTTTCGCCCGAGTCCGTAGGGACTTGAGTTGGCTGTTGAGTAGCCCGACTTTCAGGAACAAGGTGAACTCTAATGTCAATGGGCATTATGTTGATTTCGTTGATGCGGCGGCATTGGCCTCGCATTCCTACCATCCGGATCCGGATAAATATGCGGACGAGTTCTTCGCAAAGGTTAATCGTGGGCTTGTCGGGGCGAATATATCTTTCGGGCTTATGACGGCGGCGAAACAGATATTATCGTTACCCGCTTTCTTGGGATATTCTCAAAGCCCTAAATTCATGGTAGCATTCACTAAGAATATAGGTCTTGGTTTTACGGGTAGACCCTATAAATGGGCGATGGAGAATATGCCCATGTTTTATGAGCGTGTGAAAGATGGCAATCTGGGGGATGAGAAGTTAAGGGACGATGGGGATAACCTCGGTAAGATAATAGAGTCTTATTTGAAGATAGGCATGGTACCTAACAAGATGATCGACGCTTTCACTATATCTGTAGGAGCTAAATCCGTATATGATTATACATATGATAAGTTGAGGAAGGGATACGAGCGGTTATCGGATGATGAGGCTAAGAGACAGGCGTTGGTTGACGCTGAGATATTCTTTAACCAGACACAGCAATCCGGGGTCGAGACGTTCTTGTCTCCCATGCAACGGAGCCGTACGATCATTAACAGGATGCTGACCACTTACCAAAACTCTAATATAGGATATGTAAGAAGGGTCATGTTGAGCCTTTATGATTTGGCGAGTTTGAAGGATTGGTCTAAGCTGAGGTCGAATTACGCAGAGCGTTTCAAGGCGGAGGGTATGGATGATGATACGGCTAACCAAAAAGCCCAAAGCCTGCTTCTTAATGGGGCTAGAAAGCAATTATTCCATTTCTTGCTGTTTGGTTGGGGAATGAATATGCTATGGGACTTGGGCAGTTCCGGGTTTTTCGGGTTCTTCGCCGGTGATGATGACGAGGATGAAAAATACAAGGATATCGTGAAATTCGTAACGACTCCCGTAAAAGGTGTGCCCGCTGGTAATATCATAAATAATCTCGTGGATGGGTATGATATTAATCCCGTGCTGTTTTTGGACGAGCTGCAAAGGGCATATAATAATATAGGTAGTTCTATAGATGATATAGGCATGGATCCCTTGCTTGCCATGGATGTGTTATCCAATGGCTCTAAGTTGGTAGGATTCGATATGGAGCGATGGGGTAACATTTATTTAGGTATGGAAGGATTGATCCGTAACCAAGGAAAGGAAGGTTATCTTTTGCAGGATATTATGTTCCTGTTGAATACCCCAAAGAGCCAACGAGTAAAGGTCGCTAGGGAGATGTACAAGAATGAGCCGTTTCTTGATTATGCGGAGAAGGTGTCTAGGGCTTATAGATATACGCCAATGAGTAACAAGTGGGAGTATTGGGTGCCCGGCACGGATATACTGACAAGGAGTAAGTTGAATAAGATCAAGAGGAACTACGTTGAGGATAACATGACATCGGAGCAAAAGGCTCAAGATAAGGAAAGGAAGGAAAAGGAGAAAGAGATCCGTAGGATCAGGGAACTTTCCATCGACAAGGAGGCGATGGAAAGATTCGTGAATAAATAAATTGGGTAGAGGCAATCTTATTGTGGGTTGCCTCTCTTTGTTTTTATGTACGATATTCCTATATTTGTTTCAATAAATCTAATATGACATGAACAGGAAAGAACTCGTGAAAGATATATTGGATGTGATTCATTTTGTCTTGTACAATCCTTGGTCTTTTATATTTCTGTATGGGATAGGTGGGATTATGTGTTTCGTTTATGTAAATGTAGATGTTATAAGTAAATATGAGGAAGGTGACTGCGCGCCACTTTTTAAACTATCTGTTTTCTTATTGATCGTTTTGTCTCACTTTTTGGGTTGGTTGTTGATAAAGAAATCTGAGGAGGTGGAATATTTGAGGGAAAGATATGAAAATAAAATTACAAATATAAGATCGGAAGTGGATTCCCAAAAAAGATCACTAATAACGTCTATGCTATTAAAATCTAATGAATTGGAGAGAAAAAATAAGAAGATAGAGACAGACTTAGGATATAATTATGAGATAAAAGTAAGAGACCTAGAGAAAGCATATAATAATAGAACGGATGAGTTGGAGAAATCCTATAGGTCAAGAGCCGTGGATCTTGAAAGTAAATATCATGAGAAAAAAGTATTTTTAGAAGAATGCGAAAGAAGGATGGAGAGAATACTGCTTTCTGAAAAACCTTTCTCGTTATCAGCCTCATTAAGCTCTGATATGAAAATGTATATATTTAAAGACTCTATTTATTATTTGGAGCATAAAGATCATCCAGCGATAAGTGCCGCTGAAACATTAAGAGAAATGAAGAAGAAGGCAAAGAATTATGTTAAGTCATATAATGAGATGAAATATAAATATGAATTCATCTTGAACGTGTTTCCTGAGCTTTCAAAGTACGTGGATGATGATGAAGCTCTTTGTTCACTATCTGAAATGGATGATTATACAGACTTTCAAGAGAAAAGGGATAGATCTGCAGATTTTTTGAGTAAGGAAGAGTGGGATAAAATGGATACTGACACAAGAAATCAATTGGCCTTAGATAGATACAAGAAAAAAAATAAATCTAATTGGGTTATAGGTATAGAATACGAGATGTACGTTGAATATGTTCTAAGAGAAAATGGATATAAGACGATTCCTCATGGAAGTTTGAAAGGAGTAAAAGACCTTGGACGTGATATTATAGCTCATAAGACAGATTCGTATGGAAACAATAACGTTTACATTATACAATGTAAGAATTATTCATCTATAAAAGACAAGGAAATCCATGAGAATGTAGTATGTCAGACTTTTGGGACAGCAATGGAGTATCAGATCAATCATAAGTTAGAGTTATTCACAAGGATTGTACCTGTAATATATTCTACGGTACCCTTATCTGAGACGGCATCTATTTTTGCCGAAAAACTTGGCGTTGTTTCCGTATTGTGCAAAAAAGGAGATTATCCAATGATTAAATGCAATATAGGAAATAATGGTGAAAAAATATATCATCTTCCTTTTGATCAACAGTATTATAGGACGGAGATAAAATCTCCCGGTGAATTTTACGCTTGGACTGTTGAAGAGGCGGTAAATGCAGGCTTTAGAAGAGCTTTTAAATATAGGCCATAGCTTTTCCAGTAGTATTTTCCTTCCAACGAAGTATATCTCCTATGGGAGGACGCTATTGATCGTTTTGAGGCACCTGAAATAAAAAACTCCCCAAATCCTCACGGGCAAGGGAGTTTTTATTATTTAACATAATCTATATGAATGGTTTTCAGACAACCTTAAACGATCCGATTCTCACGGACAGGAACGTTATAATATCTAAATCCATATCAAAACAAAGACATACTTAATCATCATTGCCGATCCTCCCGGAATAGCAACGGTGGGTATATCCGTATTAAAATGCTTCCCAATACCACCCAAGGGAAGCGGGAAATATTTATTCAAACTATATTTTATGCCAATTGGCATAAATATACCTCTGGTTCTCACGAAAGAGCGGTATGACTTTGATAAAGTTATTTTATGAATACAACCTAGTGTAATATCTTTAAGTAATGACTCCAGTCCATCACGGATGAGAGCCATAAGGGGTTATAAATATATAACATATACACATGAAAAAACGTGGCACCGTCACAACTACCAAGACCCGGCGTCCCCACGCCAACATAACAGGTAGTAAGCAACGGCCCACGTCTTATATATAGATTATATATACAAATAACGTGGGCGTATTGTTGCTATCGGCTCCCTGTTATGTTTATAAATTTGGGGAATTTAGGTCTTTATAGGAGACGATATCTTTAACGCCACAATGTGTGTCACGTCTTATATTCTATATCGGTGACAACGCGAATATACGATTTTTGTTTATTTAAACGAGAGATTGCTTATTTTTTGTTTATGTGGCAGATGTATTTTCAAGCGTGGAGACCCTTTCCTCTAAGTCTTTCAGGGAGATCCCTAGCGATGAGATAGACGATCCCATTTCAACCACGCTTTGGTCTATCCTGTTGATCTCCATAGTGATCCCTTTTTGCCCCATCACCAGATCTTCAGATTCCCCCAGCTCTTGGGTTATGGATGTTTTCCTCACGTATTCCGTATCTATCTTTGCCAATAGCTGGTCGAGATTGTTTCCTTCCTTGTCATATACGGAGGATGAGGTAGTTACGTATGATATCTGGTTGCCCCACCTGTCCAGCGGTTTTCGTATTATGATCTTCTTCGCCATGCTCGTTACTTTTCCGCTAAAGTATGAATTAAAGCGTAAATAACGTGCGGTGTCGTTAACGTCGGGTAAGATTTATCGTTCCCGGTCGTTCCTGTATCCCGATATTTGCCTTGTCCGACAGCGACCGGACATAGGATATTGAAGTCAAATGCCCTGCATGGTGAGTCGCTGCGCCGTGTGGGGCGACTTTTTTCATGGAGGACGCACGAGGTAATCAAAATAACAAAGTCGTTTTGATCTTATGGCTAAAATTGCGGGAGAAAATGATATTAACAATTTAAATATTATAGGATTATGAAGACGAATCAAGAGATGATCCGAATAATTGATAGCTTTTCTGTAATACAGAGAACGAGTGATGGATATTTTGACGGCAGTGAATTATTGCGTCAATGGAATAGCGTTTCGAATAATCCAAGAAGGCAAATGAGTAAATTCTTGGAAATGGATACGACTAAAGAATTTATATCAGCGTTATCAAAAGATGAAAGCCAAAGAGCAAATATGCTCATTGCTGAAAACCAGTTGATTATAAGAGTTAAAGGACGAACTACCAAGAATGGTAAAACTCCCGATAAAGTATGGATGAATCCTATTTTATTCATAAAATTTGCCATGTGGATCAATCCGACGTTTGAGGTCAAGGTTTTACGTTTTGTCTATGACGAAATGATCCGTTACCGTAATGAGGCTGGCGACGCTTATAAGGATTTGTCTTCTGCTGTCAAGAAAATCGTACCAAAAGACTTCATGCCAAAAGCCATGTCTAAGATAGCCGAGGCACTTAATTGGATCGTATGGAATAATCACGAGAGGATGCTTCGTAACAAGCACGGTGACGAAAGCAAGCAACGTGAACTGTGGCAACTGGAGAAGAAGATAGCCGATCTGATAAACGAGGGATTCATTACCTCATACGATCCGCTTATCAACTATCTACGGAAGCTTTATAATAAAAAGAATAATCCAGCGGTATTTAACCAAGCGGTATAGAAGATTTTTAATAGCTAATTATGATATATAATATATTCAAGCAAATCCGTATATGGTTCGTCCTCTTGAGGGCGGACATCCAACTCCGATACGCCATAAAGGAGGCCAAGGAGAAGTACTCGAGGCGTAACGTGCGCTATTACGTGATCCCTAATTACGATCATAGGTTGATAACTTGCAACCGATCGGAGGTACGTAAATACAGGACGGACGGTTACTTCGCCCATTCTGTACGGATCGACGATTTCAACCGGGAATGTTTTTATTATACGCCATACGCCAACGGTAAAAATCCCATATCGGCCAAGGAGAGGGCGTTAAAGAGGAGGTCATGGTTGAATTACGTGTTACAGGCGAAAGGTCTTATATGATTAAGTAAAATAGAAAGGGGGTGACATTTATTTGCCAACCCCTTTCTTGTATCAGGCTTACTCGGAAGCTATGATACCCGCGGCTCTCAAGGTCGCTAGGATGCTGTTAACCTTGTTTACCACGTCCGTTAAGGCGGCGGAACTTTCCAGATTATCGATCTTGGGCTGCATGCCGTTCTTGAATAAATCCTTGAAGATTTCCAGCTCGCTTCTAACCTTGCTTACTTTTGACATTTTAACCTCCTTTTTTTAATGTTGGTATTTATAATTGTTGATTGATAGCGTCGATGCCTTGGCCGGCTATCATTTGTTGTTGCTGAGCGGCTAATTGTTCCTTCTGCGACTGGATCAATTGCAATAACTGATCGGCGAACGGGAAATTTCCCACCTCGAGCATTTGCTCGATAGATATATGCTTGGCGTTCAGCAACTGCAATAGCAACTCGTTGGATAACGCCCTGTATACCGGAGTGTCGTAGCTCTCTGATATGGATATGTCGAAATCCACGCCTCCCATGGTCTCCGGGTCCCATTGGACATAGCCGTTCCTTCCAACGATCCTTATTATTTTTTTATCGTCGTAGAATTGCTGGATGTTCTTGCACTTCTTGTACATGCCCGATATGATGAAGCTGGCGAACGATTCCAGCAAGTCCACGATGCTGTTGCTGGCGTTGGACGCTTGTTGCTGGTATAAGGCTCCGCTTGTCCCGCTCGTGGGCTGTTTCCCCTGCATGGCCCCTTGTACCCCGGATACGTCCTCCATCATGGACATCTGTAATTTTATCATGTCTCCCAACCCTGCCGGCACGCTCCGGTTCATCATCTGCTGGGGGACCTGTGCCCCCGATTTGAGTTTCAGCTTGATCACGCCGTTGAACTTCGTCCACTCGTCCGCTATATCCTCTATGCTCATGTCATCGGGAACGGAGGCCTCGTCTACCACCAGCACTCCCTTGGCGCTCGCTTTCGTCACGAAATCGTTCAGGATGATATAATGGTTGATATACCTTTGCTGGTCGATGATGTCGCTGACGAACGAGTGTATCTCCCCGTCAACGAAAGGATATGCCTTCATCGTGTAAGGGTGGCTCCCGTGGCTATAAGGGCTTTCTCCCTCGTCAAGTATATCCCCGAACGGTGAAAGATAACGGTAGTACCAGTAGCTTTGTATCATGTACTCGTACTCTATGAGCGGGACCTCGCTCTCTGGCATGTATAGCGTGGGTTGTCCCAGCTCGTCCAGCACGTAATTCCCCAGCTCGTCCTTGATCCTGTTATCCTCCAGCCGGCCCTCGTTCTCAGCGTCTATGTTCCCCTTGTTCGAGTAACTGTCCACGTAAGCGTCGCCCTTCAGCCAGTCGTGGCACCAGAACGCCTTTCTTCTCTCGAGCGTCCATAGTTCTATCACACGGCATAAGCGGGGGTCTTGCGGGGCCATAAACCCGTTAAGGTCATAATTGTTGCCCTTGAACGTGTCGTTGAACTTGGCGATATAGTCCTTGTCACGGGCGTTCTTGTATATATCTTGCAGCCTTTCATAATCCCTGTCATTCTTGGCGAATACGCTGGCGAGTTGCCCGAAGGTCACGTCATGGATCTCTCCGATCATCTCGATGTCGGTATGTCTGGGGTCGTTCATGGGGCCGTCCACGAAGAACAGGTTCGGGTTGACGTTGTCAGTCCAGCATTCCCTTCGGTTCTCCCTTTGGGCGTAGGTCTCTTTCTGTATGGATAGGCCGCTTATGAGGAACTCCTCGAACATCCTTGCGTTCAGCTCCTTGATGTCGTTGATCTTGTTGTTGTACTCGAGCATGGTGCTCATGGTCTCTCCCAGCGTTTGCTCGTCACGATCCCTCGCCACGCACACGGGTGTCTTGTTCTGGTTCCGATAAACGCCGATGACGGTCCTAGCCAATCTTCGGATAAGGTTGTTGGTCATGGGGATATTCCCCTGCATCCTTATATATTCCTCCTCCGGGATCATCCGGCCACAATACTCGATCAGGTCCCCCCATTGGTCGCCGTACATATATCTCTTGTTCCTGTCCCTCTCTTTCCTGAACTTGTCGAGCTTGTCCCATGCCCTAGCGCATTGGTATACCAATGGCATGTTCCGCCCGTCCGTCATGTTTCGTCTCTCGTATTTGACGGTGTCTATAGGTGATATCCTCGATTTAGGGATCAATCTAGTCATGGATTCTTTTTTCTGACGAATATGGGGACTTGGCGTTCAATCGTAACGATAAAACTTGTCGGTTGTCATATGGTAGCCTCGCTGATAGGACCATGGGGCCTTACGCCGGGGGACTTATCCTTGGGGATGGACGGCAGATCCATGTCGCAATAACATATATAAAGTCCTATAGCCCTAGTCATGACCTTGTCGTCGTGCTTGCCTTCCACGGCCCCGAACGATCCGTTGGCTTTCTTCTCGTACGTGGACATCTCATCCAGCGTGTCTATATCCCGCTCGATATATGACTGTTCTCGGAGGCATGCCACGAGATAGGATATGATCATTGGCTTGGTGTTCCGGTTCGTGTGGAATCCCCATTCCGTCAGTTTTCCGGCCCGTATCTTGGCCTCGCTCGCCTTACGTGCGTACAGGTTGTCGTAAGCGTCCCCGATCTGGTTGAATATCAACTCGGACTGGTCTCCGTCCGTATCGTTGTCCTTGGTCTCTATGGTATTGCTCTCTATGACTAACAGGGCGTTCCCGAAAAACTTGGCGATCTGGGCGGATTTCCATGCTAACAGGTCATGGTCTATGTGTCCGTGCCATTCGGCCACTACCTCCGGCTTCCCGCCAAACATCATCCAATAGCGGTCTATCACCAAGATGTCCGAGAAATCGGATTTCTTTCCACGGCCCCCTATATCCACGATCACGAGGTAACGATTCTTGACGTTCGCCTGATCGTCTGGCAACGACCATACCTTGAGCGACCCGTTATGATCCTCCTTGAATGACAGCTCTGTCAAGGCGCTCTTCCCTTTAACGGACTTGCCCGATATTTCCCCGACATACTTGGGGGGCTTGCATCCCTCCTTCAGCCTGTCTATATGATATACGCTGAATACCATGTTGCCGGAGTTCTTGAACGCCTCCACGTCATCGCTGGGGAACTCCGCCGCCATGTCCGCGTGCTCCATGAAATCCTTCCGCTTGACTAAATACCAGTTTATAGCCTCAAAGGAAGCCCCCAGCTTCCATAGTCTCCAGTAATATTTCCCGGGGTCTAGGCATCCATCCGGAGGATTGTCGTTCTCCTTGTTGTCAAGAAGCCATTTGGCGAATGCCCTCTTGTCCTTCACGGGTAGCTCGTATCTCTCGATCTTGAACCATGGGACGAATACGAACCTCCTGTTGCTTTTGCCTTTCTTGGCCGCGACACATGACCGGTAAAAGAAATTTCCCATACCGTTAGCGGTGGATTCTATGACCTCCACGGTAAGCGGGGCCAATAGCAAGGATGAGGATATGCTCCTTATTATATCTTCCGGGGTTTTCCCGTCCGTGTCATCCCATAATCCCACCTCGGAATAATGTACGCAGCTCATGTCACCGCCCCGTCCCGAGTTTGGGCTGTTATAGGTGCCTATGGTTATGACCGTGTCCCTTGCCTTCTCCACGTTGCTCCCTTTCCCGTACGTTATGATACTATCCAATTGCGATCCCTCGTAAGGCGTGAATCCCAGCGTGACGTTATCCGGCAGGTCCAATAGCCATGTGGGGTATTTCTCCAGCATCTTGCTATACATGGCCTTGATTTTCCTTGACGTGGACGCGTCTTGCGCTACGATGGTGGAGTACCACGCCTCTTTATGGCATAGTTGTATCCACGCTATATATAGCTGTACCAATGTGGAACCTCCCCATTGCCGGGCCTTTAGCAGGATGATCCTTATGGGTAGTCCAGCCAATCTCATATCCTCCATCACGGATAGCAGTAGGCGTTGTGGGTAGTTGAGCTTGAAATGAATGTTCTTGCCTCCCTCCTTGTTCTTTATTTCGCAGAAAGAGTAAGCCCAGAAAGGGAAGTCATGCTTGTTCCTTACTTTTATGAACTGTCGTACGACCTTCTCATGGAGTTCCTCGTCATACCTCTTGAAGGTGACCTTGCAAAAGGCCCTTATGGATTTATACCTTATTATCCTTTTAACAAGCTTGTTTGGTAGCATGCTGACTGGCAGGAGCATCTTGTATGGGTACATGTCTGATATCTCGACCATCTCTCTTGTCCCGGGTGAGTTCTCTCCCTTGATCGGGTCGAAATGGGCGTGCATATCGTCGTTCCTCCTGTTATTCTCCTCTACTAACCAATCTATAGTCATAATATAAATTATATAGCTTTATCCAGCAGAACCCAATCAGTGATGACGCTAGATGTATCTCCCAGCTTATGCCGGGAATGACGTATGATAAGACAAGACTGCTCGCCCATATCGCCCGGTCTTTCCACTTGGCCGAGGCTAGTCGCTCGCCCCACGTGGCGAATATCATGGCGCTCGCCCCGATGACGGGGGACGTGGAGAAGAACGAGGCGAGGACGGCCATGATATAGGACCGTGCGATCTCCCTCTTGCCAATTCGCATTACCTTCAGGGCGTATGAGTTCCCGATCAGATGCCATATGTTCACGTGGAAGAACATGTATGACAGCCTCGTCCAGAAGGGGTATGACGGCCCGGAGGCGAAACCTAGTGGGTCTAGCGGTAACACGTATATCAGAAACAGTGCCGCAATCGTCGCATGGTTTGCTCGTAACATTCCTTTCTCATTTTAGATATGATGGCCTTGGCGCTCTCGGGCGTAAGTACGAAACATGGGGCGGGACTCTCTATTATGATGGATACGATATGCTTTATGGGCATTTTGGGGTGATCCGATCGGTACGAGACGAATTTCTCGAATAAGGACTTGTAGAATACCTTGGCGTTGTCCTTCATCCCTTTTGGCATGGCCCCCTTGTTCATCTGGTATATGACGGACGAGGCCCTTTCCACGGATACCCAGTATCTGGAGGCTTGCGACGCTACGGTCTCGGTAAGTAGGTCCATATAGACAAGGTCCTTGTCTGATCTCATGTTCCTGTTCAAGGCTTCCCTGTACGCCCTAAGGAGGTCAAGGTTTCTTTCCCGCATCATGGAGAATACGCTTCCGTTCTTCCTCATATCATACCTGTTTTTACCAAAGTTACGAATTTCTGCTTTGCCGGGTAAGATTTATCGTTATGGGGGCTTGTATCGTTATCATATTTGCGTATAGAATAATTTAAAAAAAACAATGTATGCCAGAAAATGATATTGACAATAAGCCTGTTACGTCTAAAAGAGATATGTTCTTGGAGAGTATTAGGGGACGTTATCCAGATTTGGACGTGGAGAACGAGGATGAGTTTTATGGAAGATTGAACGACGAATTTGATAGGTTTGATAGAGGTGATAAAGCGCAGAGGGAACTAGGGGACTTGTTGGCCTCTGACCCTAGGAGCGCCGGCTTCTTGATGGTGATGCGCAAGGGCGGTAATCCCGTGGAATATCTTATCGAGAATTACGGGGATGATTTTAAGGCCGCCTTGGAAAGCGAGGAGGGAAAGAACAAATTCTCAGAGGCTTTTTCCAAGTATATGGAGAGGCAGACGAGAGACAAGGAACTGCAAAAGCAGGCGGAGGATAACCTGAGATTGATGATCCAAGGTCTGGAGGAAGCCCAGTCGGAAGGTAAATTCAGTGACGAGGACGCTAGGGCGGCTTATGAGTTCCTTTACGCCGATGGAGGATTGTTGGATCGGATCGTGGTGAACGGTGTCACCAAGGATGATTGGATGATGCTGATGAAAGCGGCAAACTATGACAAGTCCATGATGGATGCGGCTAAACGTGAGGAGGAGGCCCGTAATGAGGGGGAGATAGCCGGACGTAACGCCAATATAGACATAAACAAGAGAAAGAGTACCAAGGTGGATCGGTTGCCGCCCGATCTGGGTTCCAGCGGGGGGATGACATCTCCCACGAAAAAGGAGAGAAACCCGACGATTGACAGACTAGACAAGATCACGGGACGTAAGAGTGTTTGGCAATAATCATAATTAATAACCATAAACAATTAGTAAAATGAGATCAAAGAGTTTTTTTAATTATTTGGGCGGCTTGGTATTGACCGTTTTGGCCGTGATGCTAGGAGCCACTACCGGATGCGGGATGTGTATGGCCGTACCGACAACCACGGATGGAGGGGGAGAGGTGACTGATATTAACCCGGGGATTGCGGTCACGGATGCCAATGGCGGGGCGACTGCTACGGATGGCATTCAAATCTCGAAAGAAACGGATAATCCAGAGTATTATGCGAAGGCTATAGACAAGCGTATCACGAAAATGAGACCGATGCGTACTCCTATAGACCAGATCACGAGGAGCGCAGAGAGTATTAGCAGGGTCAACAGCATGGTCGTGAAATATTACAGTGTATCGACAAGACCCATCAAGGATTCCGTCAAGACCAATACGACCGAGATGGCATCAGGATCATCTTATGTAACCTTGCCTGTGAATGATGCTTCTCTCTTTAGCGTGACTGATACGATCCGGGTATCTGGGATCAAGGGCTATAAAGAGGATGGATCGACTCAGGATACGGTAAAGGACTTGATGCTTTATGTCGTGGGCAAGAGCGAGAACGAGGGATATCCGCAAGTGATTGCCGTGAACGGCAAACGAAATACGACAGGAGAGAATTCTATCGTTCCAGCCCTTAAAAAGAATGACGTGCTTATTCGTATGGGCCGTGCCGCAGGGGAATTGGACGTGGAGACCGGGCAGTTCTATTCATTGCCTACGCCACAAGAACAATTTTGCCAGAGATTCATGATGCAGGTAGAGGAGTCCACGTATAATAAGATGTGGAGTAAGGAGGTTGACTGGAACTTTGACGATATGGAGGAGGACGCTATCTATGATATGCGTTTGGGTATGGAGAACTCATTCCTGTTCGGTATCAAGGGAAAGAGTAAGGATCCCAAGAAAACGGGTATGGATGTTTATTTCACCGGTGGTATTTGGTGGATGGCAGGTCAGGACAAGTCTTTGGGAACCGTTGATGACTCGACCAATGAGATTGTGATCAAGGACGATGAGATGGTTGATTTCTTGAAGGAGATCTTCACGGGTAATGATGCGGGGAACAAGACGAAGATCGCTTTCTGCGGATCTGATTTCTTGGCAGCCTTGGCCAAGATGAAGAGTGAGCGTTTCAAGGTCGTTAAGGAGTTCGAGAAGTGGGGGCTTAAATTTACCTCTTTCGATAGCAATTTCGGTAAGTTGCTGGCTATGCACCATGAGTTGCTTGATATGAACATGAAATCAGACGAGGCCTTTGTTATGGACCCCGAATACCTCCGTAAAAGGACTTTCGAGATGTTTAGCAGAAAGACTTATGACATGGAGAAATTAGCGAAACGTAAGACTAGTGCCGTGGTCTTGAATGAGGCCAGTTGCTGTTATCTGGTATATCCGAACGCCCACATCCGTGTTAAGTTAGGTTCTTTATAAAATAGGGGGGGATTCGCCTCCCCGCTTTAAATCGTTGTGTCATGAAATATTTCTCAGATAGTGTTTTGTCATTTAATCTTAAGGTGCGTGATAGATATCGAAGGATTCGTTTTATCCCTATGACAAGGAACGGGAGTTATTATATCCCTAGGGATAAGGATGAGGCCAAGGCGTTGGAGTCAATGGATTGTTATGGGAGTCGTTTTATAAAGATAGAATCCGATCCCGCTCCAGATAAAAAGTCTAGGACAAAGGATTTGACCCCGGTCGAGGAGATAAGGTCCTTTCAAGAGGCTATTGATTATTTAGAGAAAACTTTCGGTTCGGATATAAGCGGGCTTATATCCCCGGAAAGCATTCAGGGGGAAGCCCGGAAAAACGGGGTGGTATTTCCTAATATGGGATGATATGAGGTATAATGTCGAGGATTTGGTGACATCCGTGCGGATAACCTTGGATGAGAACAGGATTGAGCAAGAGTATATAGTCTCGGAGGATAACAATATGGAGCTTAATGAGATTATAAGGGAGAAGCTGCTTGACGCTGTACGATCCGTGGAGAGGATAGCTCCGGTACAGATGTTAGATAGCGTTCCGTTGGTAATCCCTGAGGCGGCCCAATATTGCGATACCGATGGTTCCGGATACGTGGTGCTTCCACCAGATTTCCTTAGACTGACCTTGTTTAAGATGCGATCATGGCGTAATCCGGTATTTGACGCTATAGGGGATGATACGGAGGAGGCTAGGATGCAATATAACGTATATACCCGTGGCACGCCGATTCGTCCTGTCTGCGTGCTATCAAGGGATTTGTCCGGTAGTAAGATCCTTCGGTATTATACCGTGGGGTTTGAGAATAACGGGAAATATAACCGTAGGGATCACCGGATAGATAGGGCGCTTTATCTTCCCGTTCCTTCATATACGGGGGATAACAACGAAGAGTTAGAGTTCAATTCCCTTCTTCGGGAGGCCATTATAAATTATACGGCTGGATTGGTTATGGTTTCCAGAAGGGAACCCCAAATGGCCGAGACTTTTTTTAATATTGGAAAATCATTCGTGGAGTCATGAGCGAGAAAGATAACAACGTGATGCCTTTGGCTACAGATCCTCATAATCTGGGCGAGTTCGATAACGTGTATGACGCTATGCGTAGGTATCCTAACGGAGGCGTGGACGGGGATTATATTTATATCTTGGGTGTCCAGCATTTTTGGAACGTGAATCGTCAAAGCTGGGGGATACTAAAGGATAAGGAGGATAATTTAGTCCAGATGGTAGAGGATTTTATCGGCCTTTTCGAGAGAAGGGGGTATGTCTTCGCTGGTTATGCGTTACCAGACACCACTCCTGTTTCTGGGCTTGACAATATCTTTTATATAGCGGCCAAGAATGGGGCTTATACTCATTTTGGAAGCGATCTGAAATTATTGAATGAGGTTGCTATCTTACGTAAACCCAGAAGATCATCTATATGGATTAAGGATTCAATGGATATCCCGAACTCGGAGAGGATAGACGTTATAGATGATGCCATATCACGTATAAATGTCGATATAAAGACAATAAAATCAGCGATTATCGGCATGGAGAATGATCTTGATGGGGTACATGATTCTATCGATGATATAAATAAGGATATAGATGCTTTCAAGAAGGAGACCTCCGAAAATTTCGAGGAGGTAAACTCTGATTTAGATAAGGTGGAGAAGCGTCTTGATTACATACCTAAGGAGTCGTTTTTATCAGCCCATCCTGCCGGTTTCAAGCCGGACATCGACCTTACCCCGGAGATCACGGTAGACCGTGCTTGGAGAGACCATGAGGGTAACGTTATCCGTGATACGTATATCACCCGGAGGGGATTGCGGAACGAGATAATCGACATCACCAACCAGCAGGTAACGGACTTGAAGCCCGGCTCTGTCGATCCGGATGATCTTTCCGAGGCTACCAAGCAATTGATCGGTAACAAGAGCATAACCAACCTTCCGGACGAGGAGGATATAACCATTACGGATAACCAGACATTGAAATTGAAAGACAAGGAATACGCCCCGAAGGATTACTCCGGAATGGGACGTGTGTATCTCCGGAAGCATTACGTGAACGGCGTGAACACGCTCACGCAGCACATGATGAAAAAGCCTAATACCATCTACATCATCCAGTACGACTACTGCCTAGCCGGGCAGACGATCGAGGTGCCGGAGAATTGCGTGCTGGATTTCCAAGGGGGGAGTTTGAGGAATGGAATATTACAAGGTAATAATACTATTATTAAAGCATGTTATAATATTTTCGATGGTATAACTTTTATTGGATCTTTTGAATGTTCATTTAAAGCTTTGTGGTTTAATGTTAGTTCAAAAAACATAGATAATTCTCCTTTTATTATGGATATGTTATATCGATTAAAGGGAGTTGATAAATCAATAACTCTTGATTATGGAGGTGTAGTTGTTGATTTTGAAAGCAATAGCGTATATAGGTTGTCATCTTCTATTGATTTAACTGGATTCTCTCTTTGTCTTGATTTTAAAGGATGTATATTTCAACCCAATAAAGATTTTTCCGGAGATTATGTAATTGGTGTATTCTCCTCTTCCGCTTGGAATGATGGATTTTGGGGAGGTGTTATAAAGAATCTTAATATACAAAATGATAATAGATTAAATGTGGGAGGAATATACTTAATACATAGTTTTAAGACTTCTTTAGAAGGTATTTATACATGCAATATGCATAAATCATCCTGTTACATAGGAGAAAATTGCGCTGAACTAGTATTAAGAGACTTTAATTTTAAATTTGATTACTCTTACTCAAATAATGCTCCTATAGATGTGGATAATATGCCCATGTACTCTGGTTTATGTGTAAGATCCACAGATGTGTTTATTAGTGATGGATTTATTACACATTATCATATCGGAATGTTTGTTGATGCTGGGTCAAACATGTTTAGTCGTATTCATATATGGGGATATAATGATAAAGTTACCGACTTACCTCCTCATACATGTAATATCGGGGTATATCTTACAAAATATGCTGGTGTGTCTAGTTATTTTGGAGTAATTACAGATGATACTTACCCTATTGATAATATGAAAAGTCCTAAAGATATAGTAAACGGAAGATTAAATGGAGGTGTGGGATTCTTTCTAAATGATGCTTATTCTAATCTATTCTCGGGTTGTAGGGGTGTTGGTAATTCATATCAAGGAACTTCCAATATAATTAAATTTTTCTATATAGCATCTGATAAACCAGAAGATTGCAATTGGGATAACGCTTTTGTAGCTTGTTCTAAAAGTGGAAATGCATATACTCGTGATGTTCTTAATTATAGCCCAGATATCCCGGAAATTTCTCAAAATAGATCATCTTCATTGGCATTAAGAGGAAAAAATGGATGGATTTTTAATAACTATTTTACACAAAATAGTTATCAAAACTGGTATACATTTAATACAGATGCTAAAGGGGTAAATAATGATGATATGGATTTTGTATTAAGATTTGTAAAATCAGGTAATTTAATCGGCAGATTATTCTTTTCACAAAGACCAGACAATAATGGTAATTTAAATTCCAGTTTTAGGATACTTACGAACAATAATAATGGATTAAGCATACAGGATAAATATGAATGTATTGTCCCAGAAGGTGGCAATGGCAAGTTGAAATTTGGTAATTTTTCAAATTCTCACGATTATAACTTCAAATATGTCGCAGGCAATACTATTGGTAGTGTAGGATACTCTGATAGCGAAGGAGGACTGCCTGATGATTTATTAGAAGGGGAATATGGGCTTCTGTGTTTTGATAAGTCTAGGATTGAATATAGCTTATGGAATGGCTATAACTGGGTAAATATAAATGGAACAAAGGTTAACGAAAAATCATTAAAAGGGAAAAAGATATCTATACTTGGAGATAGTATATCAACATATGATGGTTATTTACCTAATGGATATCCTGCATTCTATAATGATGCAAATTTAGAAAATGTAAATAATACTTACTGGATGCGCTTTATTAAAGCGACAGACGCTACGTTGGGGGTAAACTCTTCTTATAGTGGGTCGCATGTTTGTGGAAATAGTAATGATACCACTGGAAGTGTTTGCTGTTCAACTGCGAGAATAGATAAATTAGGAGAAAACGGAGACCCTGACATAATCATCATCAATGTTGGCATAAATGATTTTGGAGGTTCTACAGGAAATAAATCTATTGGTACATGGAATAGCAAGTCTACTATTCCTTCTGAAGGAGTTCAATCAACTTTTTCTGAAGGGTATGCTCTAATGTTAGCAAAAATAATGAAGAAATATCCAATGGCTAAAATATTTACATGTTTATTAATTCCTGTGTCTAATACAGGTTATGATCAATCTTCTGCTAATGAGTATCCAATTGTAAATGCTAACGGAGACAGTCTGTATGAATTTAATGAATGTATAAAAAGTGTGTCTAATGTCTTAGGCGCTTGTATCGTCGATATGTATTCTTGTGGAATGAATATATATAATTCTAAAATATTTTTAATAGATGGATTACACCCAAAGATTAATGGGCACAAGTTAATGTGTGATAGTTTGTATAAAACGGTACATAATTCTTTTATGGAAAGAAAGAAAATATTCCAAAAAGATAAAGGAGAGTATGAAATTATATAACAATACGGCGAACTTATACTTTTAAATTAACAAGTTGAAAATCATGGAACAATTCATATACACGATCATCAGAAAGATATTCAAGCTTGTATTCTCTGTTTACAAGCCGAAGGTAAGGACATTGTACAAAGGCCGTAAGAATATCGATCTTACGGAGAACGGCGATCAGCGCATAAGGGTAGGTAAGCCTTTCTATCTGGCCGGGAACATCTACAAATTAGATCAGTTGGATAATACGAGCGTATTCAAGCTAGCCCTTTATAAGAAGGAAGGCGAGGATTGGTCAAAGGCTAACGACCTTGATTTGATCTTGAGACTTAACGCCGGCTACAACATATTTTACGTATAACGAACTAAAGCACGATACATCATGGAAGATCGAAAAGATATTTGCGAGGGTTACGAGAGGGATAGCGTACAGCAGCTAGACAAGCTGGCCAAGGATAAGAACGAGCGTTTCTCGATCTATCCGTTGACATACATTCAGGCCGTATATGACGCTAGGACGAAAGAGAGGCTTGATTCCATATTATGGAAATGCAACAACGTGTATTTGCCTTGGATGGGATCGGCGGGGGATACCCGTATACAATTGCCTTTCTGGATGAGAAGGAAGGGTATATATATTACATATAAAGACCTTGATGGCAATGTTATAACGGAAAGATGTATTAATGATGATTGTGTAGCAGACCATATTTTCAGGAAAGATGAGAACTGGATACTGATTGGCGATGATGGCATTAATCCAAAGGTCTATTTTAACCGTTATGGCTATAATGTCACCGTGTTTGGTCTAAAGGGTGGTGTACATACGTTGGTTAGCGCTATAAAAGATGTTCCTCCTAGAGAACGGATACTTGGTCAAAAGATCACTTTCGCTCAAGAAGGGGAGAATTGGGTTACTTATCAGTTTCAACAATTAAGTTTATCCGGTTATGAGAACCCTTCTAACTGGAAACTGGTTGATGGAATACAACAGATTGAGGGTGACATAAATATCACTAATCATCCTGACGAGGAAGATATAACTACAGACGGGGGAAATAGGCTTAAGCTTGCGGATAAAGAATATGACACGTCTGCTTATAGCGGAATGGGCCGTATATATCTTCGTAAGAATATACAAGACGTGGAAGTTTTACCTACCTCATACCTTCAAGTAAATTCTATCGTTGACGCTGTGACAGATGAAGTCGCTATAAAAGCTCCTACTGATACGGAACTAACGGTCGTGATAGGACGTGACGGAAAGGCTTATGCTATGGTTGCGGATGACATAAACAAATATACCATCTGGGATGCTTACGGAGAAATCAAGGCTTCTACGGAATATATGGATTCCTCTTATATCCTTAAACATAATACATATTATTTGGTGAATGGCTTTTATTATGTTTGGGATGGAAGTCTGAATGAAGCCGTGTTGCAAACAGAAAAGAAAAATGTACTTACGCAAGAAATGCTTGATAAGCCCAATACTATTTATGTAGTTCAATATGATTTTGATTTAAATTTTGATTGGAATAATTATGACTCAGCTCATAATTATGCAGTAAAAATTCCTGAAGGAAGTATACTAAAATATGAAGGTGGATCTATATCTAACGGTCTATTAAATTTTGCTGATGATACCTATATAGAAGGCCCAGAACGAGGAGATTGCATGAAATATGGTTCATATGGATACATAGATAAACCAAGGTATCATGTGAAAAACGACATGATAGTAGTCAATCGTTTGTCTGAGATATTTAATTCTTATTACAAACAAAACGAAAAATTTCATTATGGCCACAAAAACACTCTTTTGAGGCAGGATTTTCAAATAGAAGAACCTTGGTATATGAATTGCTCCAGTTTTTCTGCGGCGATGATTTTAGGTATACCTTTTGAGAATTCTAAATATAATGGTAAAGATAATATTCTAGATGGATCAGGATGGTATGATAAAGATTTTTACCAATGGCTGACAAGTGGGGATAATGAACATTTTTATAAATATTCTCACAACTTGGCTAGATATCTAAACGATAGAGGATATACATTAGATGAAAGTGAGAATGATATAAATAATTTACAACCGGGAGACGTGCTATTTGTTAACTTTGAAAATAAACCAGCATGGAACAATCCTTTTTATTACATGGGGATTGATCATTCTGCGACTTTCGCATACAGGGTTAACGATAATAAATTTGCGGTCTGGGAAGTATGGGGAGAGGCCCAAGTATTTGGTATTGGTTTTTATGACAAAGAATGGTTTGATAAACATATAAGGTTAATTGCCAGAGTCCCAAGATCAGTAGGAGATAACCCTGTACTTGATAACATAGCCTATAATCCCTATAATACTTATGAAAAGACAACAGAGGCTAATGATGACTTTCAGAATCGAAGGATTGCGACAATTTCGGTATCTGAACCAATTGAGGCTTACAAATACTATACCGTTGTTCTTAAAATGAAATTTATGACGGAAAGAAGTAAAGCTTTTCCAACTTTAATAGTTTCTTCCAGAACAAATTTCTCTTATTCTCAATATGTGAATCGTCCCAATGATGATGTCTATTTTATACCATTTTGCTTTAAGAATAGAGAAATAGAAAATAATAATACGCCTAGTCCCATAGATCGTATATGTACGACTAAGAGTCTTGGTATAGACGTAGGTTGGATAGGTGTTGAGAATATTAAAGAGGAACATGTTAAAATTGAATATTGTTTTATATTTAAAGGTATTATATCTGAATATAATAACAGAATAAAATATCCAATTTTATATCCTGTGTCAATATCAAATAGCGAATATGAAGAATATATCAAGGGCATTAATACAAAATGGACGAGATTACCGGATGGGATTATGCTTAATGGATATTTTAATATCCAAAATGAGGATATTATAAAAGGAGATCCGATAATTATTAGTACTATAAATATTAAAAATAAATATGATTTTAAATATATAATTCAAGGACATACTATTAATGAGAGATATGAATCTGGAGTTATATTTCTTGATTATAGAGAAGGTGTACCAGTTTTAAAGATTAAAAATTTAAATGGAGGACTAATGCATTATTTTGATATATTATTACCGTTGAATATTATAAATAGATGGCAATAAAATAATAATTTACTTATAACCATTAAAACATTATAATCATGAGACAATTCATGTACACGATCATCAGAAAGATATTTAGAGAATTAGACTAATTGAAAGCAGATATTTGCTCAAATAAATCACAATAGAAATAATTTCTCATGTATCGTTATCTCTCTTACATATCAGACCTCGCAAATTGGGCCAAGTCCATCGCCATAGCCGCTGTTGTTACGGCGATGGACTTCGTGTCACCGATAGAGAACTTCTTGGTGGTGATCCTGTCGCTGGCCTTCATCGATACGTTCTGGGGGCTGGCTGCGGATCACGGGGATTTCCGGAAGAGCAAGTTCATCCGTAGCTGGGTGTACATGCTTGTGTATTTCCTGATAATTATCATTTCGTTTTGGATAGGCGTGATGATGGATATATCGGAGGATAACGCCAAGGCTTTCGTGTCTTGGATTACGTGGGCGATGATATGGTTTTACGGGACCAATGTCTTAAAGAACATGGGCAAGGTATTCCCGGATAACAAGGTGATAGCCTTCTTGTATTGGGTTGCCGCCGTGAAATTTATCAGCAAGGTCAATTTCTTGGATGAGTATAACAAGACAAAGAATAAAAAAGGCTCCCCAGATCCAAAAGGATAGGGGAGCCGGATAAATTTTAGCTTCCTGTCTTTCGCAAGGGAGGATAGCAAGGTTAACAAAGCGCATAAAAGTATAAAAAATAATTGATATGAGAACGATTAACAGGAAAATCAACTTGATCGTGATCCATTGTTCGGCCACTAGGGTAGATAAGGATTATACCCCTGAGCAATTAGAGAGAGACCACAAGGCGAGAGGATTCAACTCCGCAGGTTATAACTATTATATCCGGAAGAGCGGGGAGATAGTATCTATGCGTCCATTGGAATTGATTCCGGCTCATGTGACCGGATATAACAAGAACAGTATAGGAATATGCTATGAGGGTGGTCTTGATCCGGACGGGAATCCGGATGATACACGTACGGAGGCACAGAGACAGTCGATTATAAGGCTGTTGTTGGATTTGGTCGTACAGTTCCCGGATAGTAGGATCTGCGGTCATCGTGACCTATCCCCGGATCTTAACGGTAACGGTAAGATTGAACCGGACGAGTGGATGAAGATGTGTCCATGTTTTAATGCCGAGGAGGAGTATCACAATATATGAAACCTTGGCAAGTAATATTAATACTAGTGTGCTTGGTAGCCAGTTTCACGGCTGGCTACCATATCCGGGGGGATGAGGATGGCAATCAAATACATAAGACCGACACGTTTACTTATGTTGACACGATACATGACAGCATCCCGTACCCGGTCTATGAGACACTGGTACAAACAATACCTGAGCCGTTCCCTGTTTATATCACGTTGGACGGTGACACGGTAAAGGAACCTATATATGTCCCGGTGCCGATAACTCAAAAGGAGTACAAGACGGATGATTATAAACTGTCGATTTCGGGTTACAAGCCAAATCTCGATTACATCGAGGTTTATAGAAGGACTGAGTATATAACCAAGACGATCTCCCCCCGTAGATGGGGAATCGGTGCGATAGCCGGTTATGGGATCGGAAAGCATGGACTATCACCTTATGTAGGTATAGGAGGATTCTATAGGATCTGGTGAGTAATACCCATAGGGGCGGGTATTGAATAAAGCCCCTATTCCTCCAACTCTTCTACCTTCCGGAGGAAAGACATAACTCCATGTATGTTTTTCGGGGCTTGTACCTATAAAACATACGTGGAGTTATTTTGTTTAACAAAATCTATAAAAAAGTTATGAGTAAGGTAGAGGAATTTTACAGAAGGGTTATTTCTATCGCCTGTGAGGTGTGTGGGGTTGATCCTATAATGATGTTCTCATGTAAAAGAGAAAAGTACGTTGACGCACGGAATCTTGTCATAATGAATCTAACGATGAAAGGCTACACGGATACCGTGATATCGGAGCTTACGGGATGACGAGACAGGCTGTCAATTACGTAAGGAATACTTTCCCTAGCAAATACAATCGTAGCTGGATGCTCATAACTTATCAGCAACAAATTAGCAATGAATTAGCAAAGGACTAGCAAATCATTATTTTAGGAGCAAAGCCCTTCTCATGATTTTTGTCGTGTCCGGTAATGGTGCCGGATTAACGACAAAAATTAAAGATAATGGATAGAAATTATTTTATCGGTACTCCCGAAGGAGGTAATTCCGGTGGAAGTAAGTTTGACATCATGGCCTTTCTCCCGAGCTTGATGGGTGGCGGTGGAAAATCATTGGACCCCAATTTGGTAGCGGCTTTGATGAACAATAAGGGCAATCAAGACGCTTGGGGCGGTGGTGGTTGCTGGTGGATCTGGATCATCCTCCTGTTCTTCGTATGGGGAGGCTGGGGTGGCAACGGCTTCGGCAACAACGGGGCTAACGGATTACCGGCTCAATTGAACAATGACGCTGGTCGTGAATTGTTGATGAACGCTATCCAAGGAAACGGAACGGCTATCAGCCAATTGTCATCTTCCTTGAATTGCTCAACCCAACAATTACAAAACGCTATCTGCCAGATCCAAGGACAGATCCAGAGCGTGGGTAACCAAGTAGGCATGAGTTCCCAACAAATCATTAACGCCGTCCAAAGTGGTAACAATCAATTATTGAGCCAGATCGCCGAGTGCTGCTGCACGGTTAACAACAACATCACTAAGATGGGCTACGAGAACCAATTGGCTAGCTGCAACCAGACAAACACGCTGGTGAATACGATGAACAACAACACGTTGACTCTCCGTGACTCAGGTCTGCAGAACACCCGTGATATCATCAACGAGGTTCGTGATTTCAAGAACTTGTATCAACAAGACAAGATGGATCGCTTGACGGCGGAGAACCTAGCCTTGAAAGGACAGATCTCCCAAAGCAACCAGAACGCCTATTTCGCCGCTACTCTACAGGCGCAGACCGCCCCTCTAGGTAACGCCTTGGGTGATTTGAGCTCAAGATTGGCCAAGATCGAGTGTAACCAGCCGGAGGTGGCAAAGGTTCCTTACTCCCCCGTGGTAGGCATACCCACTTGCGTGGCCGCCCAGTACGGATTAGGCCTAGGTCTCGGTAACTGGGGAAACTTCGGCAACGGATGGGGATAATGAGTTAATAACCTAAAAATAAAGAGTTATGGCATTCATTAGTCCTTTCATAATGGCGAACAAGAACGGTATCCCACGTTTGGAGAGCACGGGCGTTACGGTCGGGACGACCAACGTTCGT